CTTCGTAGCAGCTCATGCCCTGACCGATCCCAAGGTCAAGGAAGCGATCAAGCTTACCGAGGAAGGAAAGCACCCCGATTACATCTGGCGCAAGACAGAACGTGCGCCTGTACCCACTAGGGCAGAGCACATCCCCGACGTACCACCGGCAGAGCGTCCATGGATGAGGGAAATCAACGACCAGAATGCCACTATCAAACAGGGTCCGCATCGTACTCCTGATGGTCGACTTCGGACAGGTCAGTTCAGACTGACCACCATGTTGGATCATCCTGAACTGTTCTCAGCTGAGCCCCACTTCAAGATGACGAAGGTCCAGATAGGGCCTGACGTCTTAGAAGAAGGCATCCTGGGCCAGTTCAATGCTTCAACGAACACCATGAAGCTCAACAGCAAGATGCTGAATAGTGCTGATGGTCCCAATACCATGCAGACGATCCTGCATGAGTTGCAGCACCCCATCCAGACGCGCGAAGGCTGGCCCGAAGGTGCCAATAGCGCGATGTTCCAGCTCACGCCTAAGCACCACAGAGGCATGAGCCTCATGAATGAGCGTGGTCCGCATACGGAAGAGACGAAGCACCTTCTTGACTGGTTCAGGAAGTTTGGCGACGACCCACATGCTACGTACAGGCACACTCTAGGTGAGCAACAGGCAGAGGTGACTGCCGATCGGTTCACCAAGAATCTGTTCGGTAACACCAAGAACGAGGTACCACCGTACTCGGACTACGCCAATTTAGGTAATGCACTGGATACCAGGAAGGCGCAGGACTTCCTTACCCAAGCGCTCAGGACCTGGAGCCCAATCAACGAGAAGAACTTCGGTGTGCCTGAAGATGTGATCAAAGGCGCTACTCAGATGGGTGTCCACCCCCGTGAGTTGCATGAAGCGCTCGTGAAGCACGAGCGGAATCTTGACTTGGACGATCATGAGCTCGACATGATCATGGACTTCTTCGACTTGCCTGAACACAAGAACTCATGGAGCATTCCAGACGAGCTCGAGCCACCGCATCCGTCTGGAATCCATCCGAAGCACACCGAGAACATCAAAAAGATGACGTTCGGGAAGAAGTCGCACTTCGACGAATTGACAGATGATGAGCTAGATCGGTTCTTCAACTTAGGCCTTGACGAAGGGATCGAGGTTAAGTGATCAAGTACACGCCACGGGAGCAGTTCGTTAACTTCCATAACCGTTCGCAGCGTTGGGGTGCCATGAACACTCACCGCCGCGCGGGGAAGACCGTTGCCCTGGTGAATGATCTGGTGTTTGGTGCACTGGAATGTCAGTTGTACAAACCCCAACTAGCTTATATCGGACCTACATACGCGCAGGCGAAGCGCGTCGCATGGACCTACCTGAAGGACTACGCCGAGCCGTACCTATCACGGCCCCCTCAGGAAGCTGAGTTGAAGGTGACACTTCATGGCGACAGAACTCTCTATGTCCTGGGAGCGGACAACGCAGACGCCTTGCGAGGCATGTATCTTGATGGCGGTGTTGGCGACGAGTATGCACTATTTCGGCCTTCGGTGTTCCCACAGGTCATTCGTCCGACTCTATCTGACCGGAATGGTTGGTTCGTGTTCGCGTCCACCCCTCGGGGCAAGAATCTGTTTTACGACGTTGTTAAAGAGGCCAGGGTTGATCCCGATTGGTTCTTCCTCGAGCTACGTGCTGACACTTCTGGAATCATCCCCAGAGGAGAACTAGAGCAACTTCGTAAGCACATGGACCCAGAGGAGTTTGCACAGGAGTACCTGTGTAGCTTCGACAGCGCATTGAAAGGCGCAATCTACGCAGATGAGCTCAATGATGCATTCATGCACGGGCAAATCAAGCCCCATCTGTACGACCCAAACCTTCCAACTCACATTGTCTTTGATCTGGGATTCACAGATGCAACCGTGGCCATCTTTTGGCAGGAAGCAGCCTACTCACGGGGCGACCTGCCAGTGCGGATTGTCCATGTTGAAGCAACCCAAGGCAAGGACATCTTCCACCACATCGACAAAATCCACAAGTTCGAAGGTGAGGTCGGAGACATCTGGTTACCACACGACGCCAGGGCCAAGAATCTCCAGACAGGCCGCTCGCTTGTTGAGCAATTTCTTAAAGAAGGAATTAGGCCGCGACTCGTCCCGAACCACAAGGTACGCGATCGTATTGCCGCAACACGTCGCCTCTTTCCTCTTATTGCGTTCGAAACTACTGCTTGCGAGGACCTCATCGAGGCTCTCAAAGGATACCGTCGAGTCTGGGATGACAAGCATCTCATCTTCAGTGATGTCCCCTTGCACGACTGGTGCTCTGACTACGCCGATTCCTTTGGATACATGTGCATTGTAGCACATCAGAAGTACAAGCGTGTCACAGAGAAGGTGGCCCCCGTATCGCAAGGTTCGGGTTGGAATTTTGCTTTCAGTCTCGACGAACTGCACCAAAGTCGTGAGTGGATGCTCGGGAATAGGAGAATCTCGTGATCTCTGACAGCCCGATGTCGGGTTCTCCAACCATTGTCGATCCGAAGAAGCTCACTTCCAAGGAGCTCTGGACGACTGAGGTTGCCTATGCCGAGCAGGAGCTGAAGAAGTTCCACGAGCGGGCGCGGCAGTGCGTCCGTCGCTATGTGGACGAACGCGATGCGTTGGACGCACCTAACAAGTGGTTCAACTTGTTCTACGCCAACACGAAGATCATGAAGGCGGCGCTCTATGCGCAACTTCCGAAACCAGAAGTACAGCGGAAGTTCATCGACTATAATGATCAACTCGCGCGGGTCGCGGCGAACATGCTGCAGCGCTCTATTACTCCTGATGGTGATGACCCGCGCGATCTTTTTGATGCAACCATGCGCCATGTGGCCATTGACAGACTCGTCAGTGGCCTGGGACAAGCGTGGTGTCGCCTCGAGACAGACACCGAAGACGCAGAATTGATCTTGGAGGGGGTTCAATCTGTCGGTGAAGGACTGGAAGGTCCAAATGATCACCACAA